GTCTTCCGTTAATTTTGACAGCACCGAATTTTCCTTTTTGTGTGGTATATCCCGCGTTGCGCAATTGTGCTAAAAGTTTTGCTTTTTTAGAACTTTTGGTTTTTGAAACAATTCTTCCATTTTTATTATATTTTAAATGAGTTTTAGTAAGAGCATCTCCTCTAGGTTTTATAGACCCGTACGTTGTTTTGTACGCAGTACCATTCATAACTTGAGCACGTGATCCAACTAACATTTGAAAACTTCTCCCGTTCATATTATATTTTCCATTAGATCCTTTTTTGCTTTTTCTAGTTCTTCTAACCATTATAAAATATGTAAAGAAAAATAATTTTTGTGAACTTTTTTATGAATTAAATAAATTATCTCCTAAAAGTATTTTTATTAGAATTATATAAATATGTGGGAAAAAAGAGGTAAATTATCAATTGCAAAAGAAGAAACGCGAGATCTACAGACATTATTACAAGAATCTTATATTAGATTAGAAAGAGAATATCACCAAAAAGGAGGTCAATCATGGTGGGAATATATATGGTATTTTTTCGGGTATGTTGTATAAAATGGGTAATTATATACAAATAAAAATTATCTAAAGTTTATATTCTATAAAAATAAAATATATGCTTTTTTTATAATGACAAATTTCCCTCCTGGTGGACCATGGGTATATGACTCTACATTACCAAAGCCTAGTGCAGGTACAAATACAGTCAAAAGTATAATAGAATTTTCTAGCAAGGATGTTAACCCGTCTTCATCCTTCAATACATCTACTGCTCTTGAAACATTATATGGTTTATTATTACAATATAACATAATAAATACCTTGTCCGATATCAATACACAATACACATTTCTCGCTCCAAATAGTAATGCGTTTTCTACATATAATTCAGTATTTTCTCCTTTAACTGATGCACAAAAAATAGATATTTTAAAGTCGCATGTTGTTTTAGGAAACTATGATTATGCAGGATTAAAAACATTCGCAGAAAATGGAACAGAAGTATCTACATTAAGTGGTACAACTCTAAAATTTTATGAAAATCCATCAGACAACAAAATATATGTTGTTGCGAAAGATAATATATCTAAAATTGTAAATTCAGATTTTTTAGCAACAAATGGTATAGTCCATCATATTGAGAGTGTATTAGAAGTTCTTGATCCAAGTGATATACCATCTATTAAAGGAATTGTATTTGCACAACTTCAAATTAACACCGTGAATATTGCAGAATCCACATCTCATAAAGTTGAATTATTCGATGTTAAAATAGAAGATGACTTAACACAAGTTGCACAATATTATGGTATTACTGGTGATAATATGAGGAAATTATTTTATAAATATAGTAAAGAGTTTGGCATGCCTATGCTTGAAACAGCGATGTCTATTCTTACAAACAGTAAACATTTAATAAAAGGATGGAGACATTCTAACGGAGTTGATAATCCTATAGAAAATCACGGATATAATTTAATAAAAGAAGTAGTAAATTTATGGGAACAAGATGTTTGCTTAACTTCTGATAAATGGTCCCGTAGTTCTTATATAGATATTTCTCGTGAATTAATGATAGCTGATAAATGGACTGAATTAAATAATTGCAATATTGGCAATGCTCTTTCTTATTCACAATTAATAGAAAGTATAAATCAACATTTAGGAAAATATAGTATTCCACAAACAAAACTACAAAAAGATAATAAACTTATTTTATCTATGTTAATCTCTAATGGAAATGCCAATACCAAACCTGTTGAATTGTTGCTTCACTTCATCATAACAGAAGATGAAAGTTCTTAAGTGTATAATATTTTTGTTATTTTAAAATAATAACAAAAATTGAAAATAATTTAAAGAGATAAAACAAGAATATCTCTATTATGCCGTCTACTATTGACCAAAAATTAACTGAAATTTATCAACAAAAAACAGATATTGAGCATATTTTGGATGCTCCCGATACGTATATAGGTACAGTTGACAGTGATACTACAAAAAATTGGATATTAAATGAAAAAGATGAAATTTCTCATCAGAATTATGAGTTTATTGGTGGATTATATAAACTTTTCGATGAAGGAATTGTAAACTGCAGAGATCATGTCGTTCGGTTATGTGAAAAGAAAAAAAATAAAGAAAAGAATATTGTTCCTGTTACTCAAATTAATATAAAGGTTGACAAAGAAACAGGTGTTATTACAATGTATAATGATGGAAATGGAATTGATGTTGCTAAACATCCTGAAAATAAATTATGGATCCCTGAAATGATTTTCGGTCATCTTAGGACATCAACAAATTATAAAAAAGATGAAAAGAAAATTGTGGGTGGTAAAAATGGATTTGGTTTTAAATTAGTCTTAATTTATTCAAAATGGGGCAAAATAGAAACAATCGATCATGTCAGGAAAAAAAAATATACACAAACCTTCCGAAATAATTTAAATATTATTGAAGAACCTGTAATTACCAAGACAAAATGTGCTCCATATACAAAAGTAACATTTTTACCAGATTATGCAAGATTTGGCATTGATACTTTGACAGATGATATGTTCAATCTATTCAAGAAACGAACATATGACATTGGGATTGTTACCGATACCAATGTGACAGTTACATTTAATTCTAAACCTGTGCATGATAAAAATTTTGAACAATATATTGATTTATATGTTGGGTCAAAATTAGAAGCAAAACGAGTATATGAAAAGTCTGATAACAGATGGGAGGTAGTAGCGTGTAATAGTCCATTAGATGAATTTACACAAGTATCATTTGTAAATGGTATTAATACATTAAAAGGTGGAAAACATGTAGATTATATATTAAATCAAATAATTAAGAAGTTAACAATCTATATTGAAAAAAAGAAAAAGATTAAGGTAAAATCAACGACAATTAAAGAACAACTCATGATATTTATAAATTGTGTGATTGAAAATCCGAGTTTTGATAGTCAGACAAAGGAAACATTGAATACTCCTGTTTCTAAATTTGGATCTAAATGTATTATTAGTGATAAATTTATTGAGAAACTAGCAAAAATGGGTATTATGGATACGGCTATAAGTTTAACAGAAATAAAAGACAGTAAATTAGTTAAAAAAACAGATGGAAGAAAAACGAGAAATATTAGAGGAATTCCAAAATATATGGGTGCTAATTGGGCAGGTGGTACCAAGTCAGAAGAATGTACTCTTATTTTGTGTGAGGGAGATTCGGCAAAGGCCGGTATTGTTTCAGGTTTGAGCAAAGAAGATAGAAATAGATATGGTGTATTTCCATTGAAGGGTAAATTATTAAATACTCTTCATGAGAATATACTTAGAATTAATCAAAATGCTGAAATTATTAATATTAAAAAAATCGTAGGACTTATATCTAATAAAAATTATGATAGTGTTTCTGCTAAAAAATGTCTTAGATATGGTAAAATTTTATTTATGACTGATCAGGATTTGGATGGAAGTCATATTAAAGGATTGGGTATTAATATGTTTCATTCTCAATGGAAAGATTTGGTTAAAATTCCAAACTTTCTGGGATTTATGAATACACCTATCTTAAAGGCAACTAAAGGCAAGAAAGTAAAATCATTTTATAATGAAAATGATTATACAAAATGGAAAGTAAAACATGATGGTGGTAAGGGTTGGAAGGTAAAATATTATAAAGGTTTGGGTACGAGTACTGCAAAAGAATTTAAAGAATATTTCGCACAAAAGAAAGTTGTTTGGTTTAATTATAGTGAAGATAAAAGCGATGATGCGATTGATAAAGTGTTTAATAAAACACGTGCTGATGATAGGAAGGTGTGGCTTGGAAATTATGATAGATCTGCAACATTATGTCCAGATAACAATAGTATTTATTATGAAGATTTTATAGATCGTGAAATGATTCATTTTTCGAAATATGATTGTGAACGTAGTATTCCGTCTATGGTGGATGGATTTAAAACGAGTTTGCGGAAGATTTTATACTGTGCCTTTAAAAAACCACTTAAGACAGAAATTAAAGTAGCGCAATTTGCAGGATATGTTTCAGAACATTCATGTTATCATCATGGTGAGATGAGTTTAAATAAGGCGATTGTAGGTCTTGCTCAAGAATATGTTGGATCTAATAATATTAATTCTCTTCTGCCAAATGGTCAGTTCGGTACTCGACTGGAGGGAGGAAAGGATAGTGCCAGTGAGAGATATATCTTTACTCTACTTAATCCAATTACACGTTTTATATTCCCTAAAGACGATGAATATATTTTGACTTATTTGGATGATGATGGTACTAAAGTTGAACCTGAATGGTATATTCCTATTATTCCAATGATCTTAGTAAATGGTGGAAAAGGTATCGGCACAGGATTTAGTTATGAAGGGATGAGTTATAATCCTACTCAGATTATTGATTATTTGAGATATTCTATTAAAAATCCGGAAAAGATGAATACACATAAAATTCAGCCTTATTATGAGGGATTTAAGGGTAAAATTATTAAAATAGAGGAAGATAAGTTTCTGTTCAAGGGTTGTTATGAAATTATTAGTTTTGATACTATTAAAATTACTGAACTGCCTATTGGAACATGGACAAGTGATTATAAGGCTTATCTTGAAACACTCATTGAAGATAAGAATAAAGCTGGTAAAAGAAAAGAACCTATTATAAAAACATATATCGATTCGTGTACAGATACTGTTATAGAATTTATAGTGAAATTACATGTTGGAAAACTTCCAGATTTGATTGCGAAAAATATTACAAACCATATTAATGGTCTTGAAAAGATTTTCAAACTTACAACCACGAAAAAGACATCTAATATGTATCTTTTCAATAAAGACCAGCAATTGAGAAAATATAATACTATTTATGATATTATCAATGAGTTTGTTGATATTCGCTTAGATGCATATGTGAAAAGAAAAGCATATATTATTGATATGCTTGAAAGAGAACTTGTGTTAATTAGTAATAAGGCTAGATTTATTAAGGAAAATTGCGATGATGTGATTGATTTGCGCAAGAAAAAGAAGGATGTAATCATCGAATTACTTAAGACAAGAAACTATGCGATAATGGATGGAGATGAAGATTATAAATATTTGCGGAAAATGCCGATGGATAGTGTATGTGAAGAGAACTTTCAATCTTTATTGAAAGACAAGGGTGATAAGGAAACAGATCTTAATAAACTAAAAGAAACATCTGTACAAAAAATGTGGCTTAGAGAATTACGCACCTTGGAAAAGGAATATGAACAATACAAGATTGATAGAATTAATAGATCAAAGGGATTGACTGATAAAAAGAAGAAAAAGACTAAAAAGAAAGAGAAAAATGCAAAATAGTAATAAATAGTGATAAATAGTAATAAATAGTGATAAATAGTAATAAATAAAAAAATATTTTATATGAAGTTATTTTTTTATTTATGATTAATTGGTATAAAATCTTTCATCATTTTATCTATTAATTCTTCAATGTCTTTTTCTTTATTACCGTTAACCTTATTATTGATATATAAATATCCGTGCCAAAAATTTTTATATTTTATTATATATTTATGACGAATTCTATTATAATTTTTTATAAAATATGTAATAATTAAACTGTTATTATTCGTATTAATATTACGTCTTAAAATAAAACAATTGTTTTCTTTTCCTGAAAATATTTTTTTTATTTCATCTTCTAAATTACCTTCATCTATGTAATGAAAATATTTGGGTATTCTATGTTTAAAAAAAAATGGACATACAAAAGAAATACCAGATTGTGTTTTTTGAAAGTTATTATTTTGAGCTTCTATTAATAATTCATCTGTATCATTTGTATTTCCATTTTTTAAATAATTATTAACAATTCCTTCTCCAGGGTGCATTGAACAATAATCAGCAACTTCATATATATATGAGTGTATCGCAATTAAAATAGGCATGCTTATTTTTACCATATATTTTATTTTTTTCAAAAATAAATAATATGATGTTAGCATAAAGGATCTGAATATGAAATTCTTTGCTAATGGAGTTTGTATTCTGATGATGTACTCTTGTATTTGATTAATTAGACACTTGTTATAATGTTGTGTCCGAGGATATATCGGATAGTTAAACTCAAACTTTTTCAGACAATATGTATTATCTTAAATATAAAAAGTTAAAAAATAACAAGACATATATGAATACACCAAATTAAACAATATATATATAAATATATATATGATTTTTATTATGGGTGGTATATTTATTTTATTAATTATATATTATTTTTTTTTCAATACTAAAAAAGAAGGTTTAGAAAATTCAAAAAATTTTATACATTCAGAAAATTTTATACCCAGTGATGGATTTAATGGTAGTAAAGAAGGTTATGTTTTTAAAAATTGTTCTGAAGGATTGGGTTATTATAAAGACACCTTTTATTCTGATTACTAGAATTTATAATTATGAATGATAATTATAAATAGACCTTTATTCAAAAAAACTTACATACTAGATAATTTTTGATATGTTTTAATAGCCGAATCACTAGTTACTGATATAGAATTAATTCCTGATTTTATTAAAAATTCACAAAATTCTATACTATCGGATGGTTGTTGTCCGCAAAACCCAACTTTTATTCCATATTTTTTATAAGTTTCAATTGCCATATTAATCATTCTTCTATAACTTATATTTTCATGGTTACTTAAATGAGTTATTTTATCAGAATCCCTATCTACTCCCACTGTCAACTGTAATAGATCATTGCCCCCTATAGATACACCGTCTACATACTGAGAAAAATTATCAGCCTCGATAACATTACTGGGTATTTCACACATTAAATAAATTTTCAAATTATGAACACCGCGTTCAAGTCCATGCTTTTTCATTTCGTGTAAAACATTTTCACATTCTCCGGGGGTTCGACAAAAAGGGATCATAATAATAATATTATCTAGTCCCATATTCTCTCTAGCATATTTAAGAGCCAAACACTCTAATGCAAAAGCATCTTTGTACTCATCAGAGTAATATCTTGACGCACCCCTCCACCCTATCATGGGGTTCTCTTCGTCAGGTTCGTACAGTTCACCACCTACTAGATTTTTATACTCATTGGACTTAAAATCTGATAATCTAACAATTACGTCGTTTGGATAAAATGCGGATGCTATTTTAGAAATACCTTTTGCTAATTTATTAATAAAAAATTTCCTACCATCAGTCTCTTCTCCCATAATTGTTTGTATTTTTTCTTTTAATTTTATATTTAGATTAGGGTATTGTAAAAGAGCCATTGGATGGATTTTAATATAGTCATTAATAATAAATTCTAATCTTGCTAATCCTACGCCATCATTTGGCAACATGCTTGCTGAAAAGGCCATTTCTGGTGAACCAACGTTTAACATTAATTTAATTGGTAGTTTTTTTGTTGTATCAACTTTTAATTTATCAATCTGGAAATTTAATTTATTTTTATAAACAAATCCAGTTTCACCTTCTGCGCAAGATAATGTAACTTCAATACCGTCACTTAGAGTTTTACTACCATGTGATGTTCCAACAATAGCATTAATACCTAATTCTCTAGCAACGATCGCGGCATGACAAGTTCTACCTCCTTTATCAGTAATAATTCCGGATGACCTTTTCATAAGTGGTTCCCAGTCAGGAGTTGTCATACTAGTAACTAAAATATCATTATCATTGAATTTTTTGTGTTCACTTATATCTTTTAATTTCGTTATTTTTCCAGATGATATTTTCTCTCCAACCGCAACACCTGATAGTATTTTTTCACCCGGCTCTAATAATTTATATTTTTCTAATATATTAGATTTATTAGTGTGAACCGTCTCTGGACGAGTTTGAATTATATACAGTTTTTTGTCTAACCCATCCAATGCCCATTCAATATCAATACCTATTTCTTTATCAAATATCATACTATACTTTTTTTCCAATGATTTAACATGTCTGGCCAATTCTATTACTTGTAAATTAGTCAAACTAAATTGTTTTTTCTCATTTTTGTTTGTTTTTATTTCTATTATTCCATTTTCTGAATATATAATTTTTGTATTTTTCTCTCCAATGGATTTACTAACAATGGGATCTTTTTCTGGAAATTGTAATATACGTTTATCAATTATAAATTCATCTGGCTTAACTCCTCCGCTAACAACCAGTTCCCCTAATCCAAATGCTGAATTTATAACGATGGCCTTACTATATCCAGTTTCAGTATCAAGTGAAAAACAAACGCCAGCCGATCCTATATCAGACCGTATCATTTTTTGGATACCAACAGAAATCTTAACATCTTCAAAATTAATATTATTAGTTTTTCTATAAGATATCGCCCTACTATTAAAAAGAGACGCAAAACAATTCTTTATGCACTCCAATAGTTGATTATTATGTGTAATATTTAAATATGTATCTTGTTGTCCTGCAAAAGAAGCGTTTGGTAAATCTTCACATACGGCTGATGATCTTACTGCTACTTGTATTTCATTGCTATAATTAGATTTTAATTTGATAAAATTATTAATTATCATGTCCATTTGTTTTTTTGTAAAAACAGAAGTATTAAATAAATCTTTAATTTTTTGAGAACTACTATTAAGTTGTTCAAAATCATCATAATCTATATTATTTATAATAGGTTCGATTAATTCATCTATATTATTATTTTTAATAAATTCACTATAAAATGTGGTTGTTATTGCAAAACCATCTGCAATATTAAATTTCAACTCATTAGAGATATTATAAAGTTCTCCGAGTGAAGCATTTTTACCACCGACCAAATGTTTATTTTTATAACTGCAGTTTTTAAATTCGATAATCATATATATTATCCATTTATTTGTATTTATGCTAAAAATAATAATAAATTTTAGAATAAATTTTATCGAAATTACAGTTTATCAAATAACTTTTTTGACCAAAATAGACCCATAAAAAAAATAGGAGACCCTACAATAAATGGTATATAATTATTGGTTGCAACAGATGAATAATATGCATCTTTTAATATATTACCTATTAATGGAATTCTTATACCTGCATATAGAAAAAACTGTAAATATTTCAGTTTTTTAACCAAACTTTCTTTATTTGGTTGTTTTCGGTAATAATAAACAAAATAAGATGGAATATTAGAAAGTTCTCCCAAAAATAATATGTGACCACCTTTATAGAGAACCGGGTCTTGATGCATTAAATATAATGCTGCAAAATGATGATATACATAAGCATAATGTAGCGGTTTTGCTTCCCAGTACCGCACTAAAAAAAGCAAGTCATATACAAAATACGCAGAACTATAGGATGTTAACGTATCATAATTATTTTGATTTAATAAATAGTGTCCTGCTAGAATAGTACTGCCTGTAGCATGGACCAATGATGTAAAATTATTAGCCATATTTTTACTATATATTTTATTCAATCTAGAATGTAATATATTAAAAAATAAAAAATTAAAATAGTGATTAAGAAACATATATACACATTTTAAAAGAAGTTTTTAAGTTCTAATGTATTATTGTTATAAGTGGAAATAGGTCTATTTAGTGGTACTGCCAATGTGCTAATATCATTTTTATACTTTATATAAGCACTGGCCTCGCTGCATAATTTTGGTACACAATATTCAACAACTATTTTATTTAATTCTACGATTTGTTCTGTAATATTACTACATAAATTGGCAGAATGTTGAAGAAATACACTTCTCATTATAATCTTTAAAGTATCTTCATTTTGATAACCTATATTGAAATGTCCATTGGATGCTTTATGAACATTGGCCATTAAAGAATTTTGAATAATTATAATATTTTTAGCAGAAAAAAATGCGCGTGATAAATTGGATTTTTCAAAATTACCAGTTAATGCATCGTTGTAACTAGACATTTTTTGGTCTATGGGTATTTTATCGTATAAACTAAATACATTTTGAGACTGTTCATCTAAAATATTTATTCTTCCGTTTGCATTCATAATAATATATATAATAAAAAAATATTATATTTTATGATTATATACATGGCTTCTTTTCAAACTATTGTTAGTTATACTGCTATTTTTATGTTTTTACTTCTAATGATTGTTATTGCAATATTAATGGGTCAATCAAAAAAGAAGATTAAATTTCCTCCACAAGTAGGATCGTGTCCGGATTATTGGCAAAAAGATGCTTCTACTGGAAAATGTTTGAATGTTCAAAATTTAGGAATTAACTGTCCCAAAGGACCAGATTTTAATGTTCCTGCATTTTTAGGACCTGATGGAAATGTAAACAAATGCAATTTTGCTAAAGACTGTTCTATAGAATGGGATGGTATTACCAATATGGGATTATGCTAAATTACAAATTAAATTTTTATAAATAAATTTAATAAAATCTATTATTAATGAATTTTATTAATTTACCAGAAGATATTAATATACCAGAAGATATTTTGAATTTTGTTATTTTACCATTTGTTCCTAAATATGATTTAAGGTTAACCAATCATAAAAATTGGATCGAAAGTTATAATAAAAAATTACAAACGCCCCTTTTACTGGAACGAAAATATTATCGGTTTCTAATGCGAAAAAATTTATATATAATTTTTGATCATTATTTTAATAATTTTATTAATGTTCATAATTCAATTAATATAAAAAAATACAATAAAACCAATAAAAATTATACATATAAAAATTTGATATTTTCAAACCGATTAGATGAAATTATTTATTTTTCTAAAAATTATAAAATAGAAAATAGATGCAATGAAATAATACATCAAAATAAAGAAAAGATTAAAAATAAATTTAAAAAAACAAGGAAAAGAAATATAGAATGGACCAACTAAATTTAAATTTAATTCTAAACAGAGAAGAAGATGAAAAATTATTAATAAAAACCTTGAAATTTTTTGAGGAAAATAAAAAAAATTTATTAGTAAGTCGCGGTATTTTTGTATATGGTGCACCAGGTAGTGGTAAAAGTCGTTTTGTAGAATTAATTTTAAAAAAACTGGAATATGATATTATTAGATACGATGCCGGAGATGTTAGAAATAAATCTATTATTGAAAATATTACAAAACATAATATGGCTGATAAAAATGTATTGAGTTTATTTCAAAAAAAAACCAAAAAAATAGCAATTATTATGGACGAAATAGATGGTATGAATAGTGGTGATAAGGGGGGAATTAATTCACTAATTAAATTAATACGTCCAAAAAAAACTAAAAAACAAAAAAAAGAAAATAGTACAATGATCCCTATTATTTGTATCGGAAATCAACATATTGATAAGAAAATTAAGGAAATGATGAAGGTCTGTGTGACAGTTTGTTTGGAAACTCCGACAAATGATCAAATATTACAACTTATTAATATTCTAATGCCTACATTGGAAACAGATTTAACAAAAAGTATGTCAGAATTTATACAGGGAGATTTGCAAAAATTAAATTCAACCTATCATATTTATAAAAATCAAGAAAAAATACTGAAAAATCAATTGATTCAAAATATGTTTAAACAAAAAAACTATAGTGAAGATGTAAAAGATATTATTAAATTATTATTTCAAAAAAAATATTTAATATCTAATCATTTAGAGGTTATGAATGAAACGGATAGAACTAGTGTTGGTTTATTATATCATGAAAACATAATAGATCAACTAGAAGGTTATCCCAAATCGCTAAGTATGGTTTTTTATAATAAAATATTAAATAATATTTGTTTTTCAGACTACATTGACAGGATAACATTTCAAAAACAAATATGGATATTTAATGAAATGAGTTCATTAATTAAAACATTTTACAATAATCATTTATTTCATAAAAATTATAAACCAAAAAAAAAATCTAACTTGAGACAAAATATTCGTTTTACCAAAGTTTTAACAAAATATTCGACGGAATATAATAATTCTCTTTTTATTAATGATTTATGTCGACAATTATCTATGGATGTAAAGGATATGTTTTCATATTTTATAAATTTAAGAAACGAACATGATTTAGAATATATTATAGAATTATTTAATAATGAAAATTATGAGATTAATAAGTTAGATCTGAATAGGATATATAAATTTATAGATAATGTTTGGGGTAATGAACAAAATTAATTTCTTGGTCCAAAATTAATTTCTTGCAAACGCCTCTAAGTTTTGCATATTGCGATCGCCTGAAAATTCTTTTTTCCCACCCTGTCCATCTAATAATAAAATAGATGGGAACCCTTGTATTTGATATTTCTCAAGTTCATTACCTGCATCAGCACGTTCTACTTTTCTAATTTTAAGATTTCCATTATAACCTGATGCAAATTGGTCCCAAATTGGAGAGAAATTCTTACAATGTCCACATCCATCCATATGGAAATACACCAATTCTTTTGGTGATCCAAAACCTTCTAAATTAAAAGAGCTAAAATAACTGTATAAAAATGTATTATATATCATGCGAATAATATATAAAATACCAAATGTGGTAAGAACTTGTAGAACAGGATGAAATTTATTGAATTTCTTAAAAAGCAACTTGAAAAAAGCAATCATATACTATAATAGTATATAATTTTTTTTTGATAATATGTTAACGGGATCTATGTTTTTTTGATATTTTGTTTAATGAGTTTTTTTTTCTTACCTTTTTTGAAAAAAAGGTAAATTAAAATAATCCCATTGCTCTAAGAAGTATAAATGCACCGCCTACACCGCCAAATGCGACCTTGGGAATTATATGCCATTCCCAAACATAAGAAATTGTTACTCCTAATAAGGATATCATTGATAAGATCCAACAAAGTTCATAGTTTTTAAGATAATTTCTAAATAATCTCTTTTTTTCTTCATTTGGTTTAAGTATCATAGATACTGTATACAACCATGTAATTCCATAAGGCCAAAAGAAACATACTGATATTGTTAATAAAACAAAAGCAATTGTTACAAATATATTGAGATATGAAACTGTTAATCCTGTAACAGCAATAGTAGTAATAATACCTATCGTTAAACTTAATATACCAACTACAATCCAAAATGGTAGCAATAATGTTTGGTTATTTATAGATGACCATGCCAGGGCGACCGTCCCTAAACCTATATTACCTACATACATAAGAGATGAAAGCATGGGAAGAATAAATGAAAATTTAGCAAAATCAAACACTTGTCCTCCTAAATCTTGCGGATGACCTGTATAACCATCGCTATAAAGAGATTCATTGCATATATCTAAAAGTTTTACTAATCCTCCTCTCATAAATGTCCAAAAGGTAGTGAAATAATCACTTACTCCTCTCATTAATAAATTATCATTATCATACCATGTATACGGAAACCCAAATTTTGTAGTATCTAAAAATGGTTTTACATCATTTGTTGCTCTATTAAAACCACCTTTTTGTTTAAATCTCTTACCGCCTGTTTGCTTAGGTGGATTTACTCCCGCTACTTTTTTATTTTGTTTGTCCATTAAATCAAATACACTTTTACTGTTTGATGGATCATGACTTGTCCCGGGTGTTGTTGATTTTGTATAAGGAACCTTATCTGGATCTGTTGGTATTCCAAGATTTCTCTCCGTTTTATATAACCCCTTTGCCATTATTATTGTTTGCATTAATCCTGAATTGTAATACACGAAAAATAATACTCCTAATGGGATACATATCAATAACATTACCGTATACATAATTTTTTCATTTTGTGTCAATGGGATTTTTTTCGATTTTTCCTTTTTTTTTTGCTTTTTGGTTTTCTTTTTTTTTTCACTACCCATCGCATTTTTTCCTAACCATTTACTCCCAACTTTTGTATCTTCATACATCTTATTCCAATCAAATGATGGCATATATATACATTGAATATTAAAAATATACTTAAAACTGTCTTAATAATTAAAAATATATGAAAATAATTAATACACCACAATATGATTTCAATAATGTCCTAATCCGACCTAAAAGAACAACTATTTCTTCTCGAAGTCAGGTTGATTTAGAAAGAGAAATAACATTTAAATATTCAACACAAAAATGGAAAGGTGTACCTATTATTGCTGCAAATATGGATACAACAGGAACATTAGAAATTTATGATGTATTAAATAAACATAAAATGATTACATGTCTAAATAAGTTTTATACCGTTGCCGATTTTAAAAAAAGACATCAACTATCTCCATTAAATCCAGATTATTTTATGATCTCAACCGGTATTGATGAAAGTACCTTTTCTGAATTATATGATATTATTACATGTACAAATGCAAAATGGATTTGTGTAGATGTTGCAAATGGATATATGCAACAAGTAGTTAATTATTGTCATAAACTGAGAGATTCTTTCCCTGATAAAATAATTGTTGCTGGTAATGTAGCAACTCGAGAAATGGTAGAAGAACTTATCATTAATGGTAAGGTAGATGGTGTAAAGATTGGTATTGGTCCGGGAAGTGCTTGTCTTACTCGATTAAAGACTGGTGTAGGAGTTCCACAATTAAGTGCAATTATTGACTGTGCTGATGCTGCGCACGGATGTGGTGGATTTATTATAGGTGACGGTGGAATTACTTGTCCTGGTGATATGGCGAAGGCTTTTGGAGCTGGGGCAGATTTTGTAATGTGTGGTGGGGTATTTTCAGGACACGAGGAGAATCCGGGGGAAGTAATAGAAGAAAAACAATCAAATGGAGAGATAAAAAAATACAAAATGTTTTATGGAATGAGTAGTGAATTAGCAATGAAAAAACATTACGGTTCGATGGAGAAATATAGATCATCTGAAGGACGAGTTATTAAGATTCGGTATAAAGGACAATTGAATAATACAGTTTTAGATTATTTAGGTGGAATAAGATCAACATGTGCATATATTAACGCCCACAAAATAAAACATATGAGTAAATGTGTTACTTTTGTTGTGGTAAGTCAACAATTAAATTCACATTTAATTTCTCAATAAATGAAATCTAATATCAAGAAAAAAATATATGATCAAATATAATTTATTATAATAATAAATTATATATAATGAGAGAAATACTTTTTATTTTAGGACTTATATTAATGTTTGGATTTATTATTTATCATTTTTATTTTGATATTACAAACTATAAAAACTCATACACATTGAAAATGGGAGGAGTATTTGCTGAGGGAATGGAAAATCAACAAAATGATTCTCAAACAGTAACAGATCAGCCTATTATTGTTCAAGAACAGCAACACGAAGAACAACGTAAATCAATGACTGATAATAATAATATGGCATCTCAACCAGATATGGAAAATGATTATGCAAGTGTTGAAAATCCCCGAGATTTTTCAATATTTAACAAGGATATAATGAAAAAGGTGTTAAATAGTAAACATTTAATTCCCGGGGATATTAATCTAGCAGAAGAAAGTCAGTCAAATTATATTAGAGTTGGTAAGAGTTTTATAGAAGAAGTATCCATTATTCGCAATTTTTCTATTCCTGATATTGATGAAACAGATTATGAGACATTGGGAAGATTTGTAGTCAAACTTAAATCAGAAAATATATCAGAATCACAAAAACAAGTCTATACCCAGAAAGTTTTGAAAGATGTCTACGAAATGTTAGCAAGTTCAAGTTTATCAACCAGTTCTGTTGACGGTGAGAATGAACCTATACAATCTACCACAAAACGTATAACCGGAATGTTTGGAGACAATAGTAATTCAATGATGAAAAAGAAATTGAAATTGGCTGGTGTACCAATGGACGACGCCAAATTTACAGACACATATAAACCCGGAAAAAACGAAACAAAAAAAGTACAACCATATAATTCAGCATGGAGTATATTCTAAATATAATTTAGTAAAATTTAATATATTATTAAATTATATATGTTTTTTTATTTAGCACTAACTATTATGGTAATTTACACATTATTTTTCTTTTATATGGATATTCGTAATTATTTAAATACAGGTGGAACTTTTGGAGAAGCAATGACAAACATACCAACTGATATGAATGATGTACCTGGAGAAGACGAACTTACAAATTTTATTGAAAGTAATCCCAATTTAAAGAAAGCAATGGACGCTGGCAAACCAGATTTTATGAAAGGTATAATGGCTGCTGTACCCAGTTTAACAAGTGCTTATACTAAATCTAAATCAGATTTAGATAAAGCACGCCCCCATTTAGATTCGGCTTATAAAAAAGCAAAAGTAGATTTAAATAAAGCACAGCCCCATTTAGAGACGGCTTATCAAAAAGCAGAACCTGATTTAAAACAAGCATTTGATAATTCGTTTAATGATTTAAATGAAGCATATCAGAAATCAAGACCTTATTTAGGTAAAGAAGTTATGCAAATTGGAGAGAAAATTAGAGGTGTACCAGCATCTGTAACAGAAAATGTCATGAATAATACTAAAAATCTAAAACTTAGTAATGCTTCACAATCTAGCAACACACCTGTTGCTACACAAGAATTTTCAACACAAAATCCTAAATTCAGTCGTTTATCAAATGGGTTTATTATCAAGAAAGGCAAAGAAACATGTCCAAATGGTTGTCTAGCCCCTCAATATGACAATGATATGTGTTCAAATGAGATATTTGAAGGTAAGTCTTATCGCAATTGTCCATGGGTAAGTGACGGTAATATAGATAATAGCGCATGCAATGATTGTGGTGCAGTCTTGATACCCAAAAATAAATTTGGTTATGCTAGAACTAGACCAGGACTTTTTACAGAAAAATCTCTGAAAATGGCTTTAGCATCATGTCAATTAGATAAAGGATCTGACAATTTGGATTACACACAAATTGGTATAGATTTTATGGATGATTTATCAAGAATTAAGGGATTTAGAGAACCAAGATTAAAAGACAGTGAATATGTAACTATTGGAAGAATTGTATATAAATACGATATGGATAAAATCAATGCATCTTTATATAAAAATCGCTTGACAACTGTGCTTAATAATGTATTAAACGCGTCAAATTTAGGAAATTCAATCGCAACTGGAAAACATAGAAGACGTAGAAAATGTGGGCAAAGTGAGCATAATAATGCAAAAGTTAATGAACTTAAAAGTATTATGGGGGATTTAAAATATCAAGGAGCAGTTGATGGTGCTACTCATGAGATGAAATCCGATAATCGCTTAGGAGGTTCAAAAACGTCGTATACAAAAAATTATCAACCAGTTGATCCTACCAAATCACCACAACCTTACGATGCTATTTGGTCTCACTAAAAAGAGATCTCACATAAACCTTATATTTAATTCGCTTTGATATTAAATATAAGATGTTCAATAAATACAAGATGGAGAGATTTATTATACGAAAAACGACTCGTAACATTAAATTGAAAAAAGAAATGGAAAATAAAATAATTAATAAAATGGAACAAGAAGATGTTGAATTGGATATAGAAGAATATGTTAGTGACGAAGAGGAAGAAGCAATAATTGTTTATACTGATGGGGCATGTTCAAATAATGGTAAATCAAATGCACGAGCCGGATTTGGAGTTTATTTTGGAAAAGATGATCCTAGAAATGTGAGTGAGGCTTATAAAGGACCACAAACAAATAATGTAGCAGAATTACTTGCAATCATAAAAGCACTTTCTATTCTTAGACAAGAGATAGATGATGGTAAAAAAATTATTATTTATTCTGATTCAAAATATTCTATTCGGTGTTGTACAGATTACGGAGAGAAATGTGAAAAGAAAAACTGGAAAAAAACGAAATTTGAAGAAATACCGAATGCTAAAATAGTGAAAACGGCTTATTTATTTTGTAAAGGTAAGAAAAACATAGAATTTATTCATATTAATGCTCATACTGGATTACAGGATCAACATAGTTTAGGCAATGAAAATGCTGATCGTTTGGCAAATTTGGCGATTGGACAAACACATTGCTCCTATAAAACAAAGCAAACGAAGATTTATTTGAATGTGCCTTATGGAGAAAAAGACGAGGCCAAAGGATGGGGGGCTCGATGGGATGCCGGTAAAAAAAAATGGTTTATTGAGAATAATAACAAATTTAAAATTCAAGCAATGGCTAGATGGGCTTCGTAATTACCATCCGCCATGATAAGGAATATCTTGTTCATCATTGTCAATCCATGGTTGTTGTCCACTATTTACTTCATCCCCATCATCTTGAATTTGCCCTTCATGATCATCAATTTGTAAAATTTCATCTTCAACTTCAGATGCGGTATAAATTGCTTCAATATCTCCTTCCGTTCCATCCTTTAGTTTTCTAAACCATGTATATGGACCTTTATTTCGTTGTGTTGCACTCCATCCATCGCTATATTTATACATTTTGTGAAAATCCCAAAAACCAGTTTGTTGTGCATCATAACAAACCCAAATAAATTTATTGTTTTCATCTTTCGCAGGAAGAAGAGGATTATATATTTGATTTCTTTGTGCGTGATAATTGTTTATTTTTTCACAAAAGTCATTATAGAATGTTTCAAATTTAGGGATACCACCTAATTTTATACTAGTTATCATAACATCTTCCAGTGTTTGCAATACATATTCCAAAGAATTATTATTTATCAAATACTCAATAGACAAATTTGTTCTGAAAACATTTGGCGTTTTTAGAAATAGTAATAAGTCAACCCATTGATCATATGTAATACCAAAATCCTGTAAAATAGTAGCATAGCCATTATCCATTTTTAATTTATAACAAAATACATCGTCACTTTCTACTAGACCAAAAAGTTTTTTGAAAATATCAGCACCTTCTAATCTTGGGCAATTTTTTAGAAATTGCAAATCAATCAATATAACTGGATTATCTCCTGCAGAACTGGTGATAGCTTGTATACAATCTGGGGTTGTCATAGTATTCATCATAATAAATAAATTATATATCAAATAAAAAACATCAATTTTTAAACTTTTAGAAAAAGTTTATTCAAAACAAAACTTTTAGAAAAAGTTTATTCAAAACAAAACTTTTAGAAAAAGTTTATTCAAAACAAAACTTTTAGAAAAAGTTTTAACGTGCATTCATTAATCCTATTCGTCCACCTTGAACAATTATAACATTGTATCTCTCTTCAAATATTCGCAAATCAAAATTATATTCGTTTAAAATCGCACTCGTTTTGCGAAATCCGATCGCATTACCATTCATATCACAAATAAACTCCACATTACTTCCTTCAGGTGTAAAAGGCGTTTCAATCGTATTAAATTCAAACGCAATTGTTTTAAATTTGTTTACATTCATAGCACCACTTGGTTGATATTCTTTACGATTGCTATCTAAACAGAAATTATAACAATATAATCCCCTCTTCGCCCCACCAGTTGTCCTGGCATATTTTTCAATATAGTCATACACTCCAGCATCTAGTATTTTCTCTCTATAAACCCCATCCATAGAAATACCCAAATCAATAAGTATGTCTCTTAAATTCATAGGATAATCATTTGTGATTACCCCATTATTTTTCTCTCCTATATTACCAGTAATAAACATTCTTGCCGGGTTTGGAATACTTTCATTTGAAAATAACGATACTTGCATCGGCTTTACATTATTATAAGGCCAATTTGTGTAATTAGACCATTCATTTCGTAAATAAGCATCATTACGTCTAAATCTCCACATATAATCTTTAATCATGTCCTTGCTTTCTATTTCAACAATTTGACTTCCAGATACATCTAAAAAATTATAAGTATATAATTGTGTAATAAGTATATTATGCTGTTCCGATGCCATTATTCGTCTTTCATCTTGACCCAGGAATACATATGTCCCTGATAAATGAATATCTGTTTTCCAGTCTGACACATTTTTATTATAAAGACTTGTGTCTGCTTTTTCATCATAAGGCGCTTGTAAAAATCTCCACATCTGATGATCTAAAATATTTTTATTGGGTCGTGTTCGGTATGATAATCCATTAGGATTAGGATCTTCATTTACATTATTAATAGTATAAAGATCCATAATCGGTTTAAATTCAATACGAATTGATATTTCCTGATACTGAAGTGCCACCAGAGGCAATGCTGTTTTACTTGTATGACAGAAAAATGCCTCGATCGGAATATATATTCTTCTTCCTCGTATGGAAGGTTCAATATCTAATCCAGCATCAGTAAAATGGCAATTCGGATATACATTCACATTCCCATGTGCATTAGCAGGATCATTTATTTCCGCTATATTTCCCGTCATTTCATCCCATAAATCTTTTTTAGAATTACTGTAATCTCGTTCTTTAATACAATTCAAATATTCGCCACTATAGCGGGCTAAAGTTGTCCCGCTACTAAATACCTCAATCTCCTCTATAAAATTTGTCCCCAATTCTTCAACCCATCTAAACTCATAAGGTGAAAAAGAATGCCCATTTTTATTATCCACACCTTCTTCCGCATTAAAATTATAGAATGGACTATAAATATTAGGCAAATTTATAACTAAATACGTATCCGATAATAATTCAGCATATCTAGGTATTTTAAATTCTAAAACCGTATTTGTTTTTTCATTTAATATTTTTGATCCTTCAAAATCTATACGAAAACGCTGTAACCCAAAATTTGTGAATTTTTTATAGACGGCTTTAAAAAAAGTTTTCTTGGGATTACCGTTAAATAATAAATTTTCATTACCATATGCCACTAAATTCATTAAGCCACCAGTCATTTTAAATTAATCATATATTTTTATTTTTAATTTAAAATAATTTATAATAATAATTTTTGTTTTAATATATATATATATGAGCAATGTTTCTAGTTTACTTGAAAATTCAAAATCAAACATGATGGATATGATAAAAAATAAAAAATATTTCCTGTCTATATTCTTATTTTTTGTTATAATATTAGTTGTTTTTGCTTTAGCATTAAATGTAAATACAACTCTTAATATGGTTAATGTAAATGCAAATGATATGATTAGAAATTTTGAAGAATTAGGTGGGACGCAAATTGGAGGTATAAACCATTCCAATGCTAACCACAGACATTTATTAAGAGATTATTATGTCATGAGCAGTCACAATAGTTGTTGTGGAGGAAATTTAGAGAAAGATTTTGTTGATTTAATACCTCTAACTGAAACAATTAAACAGGGTGCGCGATTATTGGATTTTGAAATATATTCTTTAGATGGCGAACCAGTTATTGCAGCAGGTGAAGAAGCCAGTGCGAATGGAAAATATCTTTTAAAAGGTACTTATAATAGTTTACCTTTTTCTCAGGTAATGAACCAAATAAAGATGATGGCTTTTTCAGGGTCGATATCGCCTAATTCAAATGATCCACTTTTTTTGAGTTTTAGAATAAAAACAAATAATAGAAATGTTTTTAGAAATATGTCAACAATTATGAATAAAACGTTTTCAGGAATGTTTTTACCGCAAAAATATGGTTATGATGGGAAATTTAATAAAACAGGTAGGGATATTATTGCTAATATACCTATTTTAGATTTACAACGAAAAGTAATTATTATAATAGAAGATCCACTAAACAATTATAGAGGTACACCGTTCGAAGCACTTGTAAATATGTCAGGGAAAGCTAAGGATGGTAGCGGTATGCCATTTGTGAATATTAATAAGAGTATTGATGTTATACAGACGCCAGATAGAAAATCTATGATAAATGAGAATAAGAAATTTATTGGTATTACCCGTCCTGATTTTACAAAGGTGAGAGAAAATCCACCAGGCGCTATACATCATCAATTAGGTAATCAAATGGTCATGATGAATTTTAGTGAAATAGATGCATTTTTAATGCAATATATAAAATTCTTTTCAGATACTGGCAGTGCATTTAGATTAAAACCTAATCATTTACGATATTTTGAAACAAAGATCGCAAAACCTAAGAAACAAGAAAAGAAATTATCTTATGGTCCTCGTAAGATGAGCATGTTGGGTGGAGTATATAATCCTAAAATTTAATATTAGTCTATATTTAACATTTGAAATTTATAAAAATTTAATAATTATTATAAATTTTTTTTAAGACTATATATTAATGTCTTGTCAAAAAAATATGTCATTTGAAGATTGTGAACTATCAATATTAAGAAGTGCGGTAGATAAAATAGATAAAAAATTAGGATCGCATAAATTAAATAATCCCGAAATAAAAAGAATTATTAATATTGTTGAAAATTTTTTAAAAATAAATAAGCAAATTTGTTACGGTGGTACGGCTATCAATAATATATTGCCATTGGAAGATCAATTCTATGATAAATCATTTGAACTTCCCGATTATGATTTCTTCTCTAAAACTCCTTTAGAAGATGCCAAAAAATTAGCAGATATGTATTATAAAGAAGGATTTAATGAGGTTGAAGCCAAATCCGGATTTCATCCGGGAACTTTTAAAGTGTTTGTTAATTTTATACCTGTCGCTGATATAACTTATTTAGCACCTCCCATTTTTAAAAAAATATCCAAACATGCTATTCAAGTTGCTGGGATTAAATATAGTCCTCCCAATTTCTTACGAATGTTAATGTATTTAGAATTAAGCAGACCTAACGGTGATGTAAGTAGATGGGAAAAAGTTTTAAAACGTTTAACACTCTTAAATAAACATTATCCTTTAAGAGGTAAAAATTGTCAGGACGAAGATATTCAGAGATTGTTCCAATTTGGATCAAAAGATATACCTTTTTCAAAAATACCTTTTTCAAAAAAGGTAAGAAAAACGGAAAGTAATAAAAGCACGAAAAGCACAAAAAGCAATAAAAGCAA